CGCGCTTTGTGGTTACCATCATTCCCGTACTTAGCTGTAAAACCAAGCATAGCAAGCCCAGCGTAGTAATCACGCAGGGTCATGTCGCGGGCATAGCCGCCTGTTCGTTCCATCCAGGTTGGGTCGATGGGTGTGGTGTCTTCTTTCATTGCAATGCTCCTGTGACTAAACCAAGTCTGACTGCCTCAAAATTTTTACCCGTGCCTTGCTCTGACAAAGTTCGGGCAATGTGTGTTGCTGCGTTGAAGTCCTCGTATGCAAAGCCACCAACAATCCCGTGACCGCTTTTGTCCAAGTACTCCCAAGTGATTACCCATACTTCCGGTGGTGTGTTCATGCTTGCTCCTTAATTGCTGCGGCCAACTTGGCCTTGTTCTGCTCGTAGATGGTGTCGAACACAATCAGCGCACCCGCTCTGGTGATAGTGCCGTCCATCATCCTTGTGATGATTGCGGCCAAGTGCGCTGGCGGCATCAGGGCGCTCATAAGCTGCCACTTTTGGTCTTCGGTCATTTGCACTCCTTGGTGAACAATGCCCGCACGGTGAAGCACTCAGGGACGTATTGGTAGTAGTGGTAGGCATAGCCTGCGACCATCAGAGTCGCAACAAACCCGATGGCCGCGCAAGCAATTGCGCACAGGTTGAAAACGGCTCTCATGGCGTCAGAACGCATACTTGTTGGCACAGATCACGTCCAGCACAATATCGCTGCTGACGCCATTGACCATCCGCTTGCCGTACACCAGCCGTGGCCGCAGGTTGACCTCTTGGCACTCCTTAATGGCGTCAATCTGCTCCATGCGGGTCAGTGGTTGAATCTTCTTGTCAAGCACCAGCGTCTGACTGGTGAACGTAGGCTCTTCGGCCACTTTCGTGTTTGTTGAGCAGCCCTCAAGCCAGCCCATTGAACAAATAATCAAAATAGTAAACATAGTCTTTTTCATAGTGTTGCCTTTCCTTCTGCTCGGTTGTTTGCTTGTTCAGTACGCCAGATTTCAACGCGGGCTTGTGCCCCCAATAAATCCCAGCGCAGCTTTTCTTCTATCTCAATCGCCTCACGCAGCCCTTCAAGAAGCTGCACATACTCAGGGTGCGCGTATGCCTCGCGCTCTTGCGCCCCAATGGCGCTCTCCATGCTTCGCTTCATCAAGATGGCCTTGAGGGACTTTCGGTACTCTTCGATGTAGCACCTCTCGGCCTTTGCCTTAGCGAACTTCTTTCCGTTGAGCAGGATGTAATCAACGGCTTTGTGTGGGTCGCGATCTTCACTCATTGCTCATCCTTCGGTGGCCGCTGGCATGACCAGATAAACCACGCCATAAAGAGTCCAAATACCCAGACCACAATCCCGGTCAACATCAATGCCCAACTAACCACTTGGAAAAATTCTTCCATCACTTTCTCCTTTCTTTTATAAAGTCTTCACGCACATCAACCATTGCTCTCGCTTGTTCAAACGCCTCGTAGGCAATGTCAACTCTTGACCTACCTTGAACGGGCTTTTGCACCAACCCCATCAAGATGAACATCGCGTAGATGTCAATCAGTTCTGGCTCTTCTGTCATGCTCTTTTCTCCAAGCTCTGCATCACGCGGTCATGCAATACATCAATCAACGGCGGGTCTCCTGAGAACAGGAAGTACAGCACCACCAAACCCAAAATGAAGTTCATTCAATCCCCTCAATAGTTATCTTGACCATTCCACCAATCTCGTCTGCCCAGTACACCCGCAGGTCTTCAATCAAGGCGTCGTCTTGCATCACACCCGCGTGAGTCATGGAGTCCAGAATTGCTTTGAGCAGGTTATCTAAGTCACGACGGCGGCGGTCAGGGCGGTATGCCTTGATCTCCACCTTCACCGCGTAGTCAACGTGCTTGTTGGCCCGCTGTATCAGCACTTGGTCGGCCACCGCCTTGCGGTACTCGCGCCCCTTCTTGCTGATGAGCACACGGCCATCGAAGTTGCGCCAGTAGGTGTTAACCGTGGGAGGCCACGGCAGCGTCAGTTCAATCATTTCCATTCTCCTGTGTTGCCTCTATTACCCTTTGCCCACTGTTCTCGAACATCTGCTTCAAGACGTGACTTGGGATGTAGGTCGTTCCATCCCTTGTGCTGCTTCCCCATGTGGTCACGGTAGCCGTTGAGCCATTTGTGAGCACCGTCACGATCTTCCAGTCTCTTTTTAATGACCCATCGAACGAGACAGCGATGCCGATGTTCATCGTCTCCAACACCTTCTTGCGCGGCATTCAAAATTCCCCCCCGGCGTCAAATGACATTGGCCGAGAGTCGTAGGACTCCACAAACTGCTGGCTGTCCTTCAGATACCAAAGCGAGTACCAATCCTCAGATTCGCCGTTACGCTGCTTCTCGCACATCAGGTAAGCGTCGGGAATCATTGGATCGACCGAGCCAGTCTGCGCATCGTGCTCCTTCTTCTTGTTCCGCCAGACCATCAGGACGTTGTCCACTTGGTCGCTGATGGAACCCGAACCCTTGATGTCGTTCTTGTTCGGCTTGATCTCTTCGCTTTGCAACTTGCGGATATGGTGAATCAGGTGGACATGGACGTTGTGGTCACGCGCCAGCGATGTCAACTCATCCACGAACATCTTCTGGGCGTTGTAGTCATCCTCGCCAGACACGCACTTCATCAACGAGTCAATGAAGATGTGCTGCACACCCAACTCCACGGCGCTGTACCGCGAGACCGCAATCACCTGCTGCGCGGTCACGGTTCCCTGCTGGTCGTACAGCCACAGGTGGTCGAGCGCAAACAGGCGCATACGCTCAATCAACCCGCTCAGATACCGCGCCTTGTCAACGTACCGTGGGAAATCAATGTTCTCGCCAGCGAACTGACGCAGCATACGGAACAGGGTGCGCTTGGGCTTCATCTCGAACGAAGCAATCATCACCTTCTGGCGTTGCTTGATTAGCCCCAGTGCGATCTGGCCCGTCACCATGCTCTTACCGCCACCGTTACCGCCTGCGTACACGGTGACCTCACCAGCGCGGAACTGAAAACCTTGGTTGGTCTTGTTCCAAGGCATGAACTGCGTGTCCTCAACCTTCGGGCTGTTCAACTCCTGCTCAATCTCCAGCAAGAACTCGTCGGCCAGCCGAACCTTCTGGGCCACGTCATTGGCCTTGAGGTACTTTTCAAAATCAATCTCGTCGGGCTTGATGATGCGGATGCGACGCGCCTCATCCAACTCCTTTGCCCGAACCTCTACGCTAGACATTTGCATACTTCACCGCCTCTTCTATTCGCTGTTGGGATACTTTCAATCTCTCTCTGTCGCCCTCGGCCAGCCGCTTGCCTTGGCTCATGTCGTAGGCACAGATGGCAACCACCAGTGTCTCAAACGAAATGATGCGCAGCAAGTCGCTTGCATAGAACGCAGGCTTGACCGCAGGCAACCCGTGGACGGGGTAGTCGCGGCGCTTGTCGTCGGGCGGAAACAGATCGCCCAAGTCAAGCCCAACCGAATGCACTACTTGGAAAACGTCGCACCCGGCGTGGCAATGCAGCAAGATGCGGCCATCTTCTTTTTCGCGGATCGACAACGATGGGCCTCTGTCCTCGTGAGCAGGGCAACGTGCCGTCCATGAACCGTTGCGGCCCTTAACTTTTGCCAGTCGGCTCAACAGTTGCTCAATCGGGGTCATATCACCCTCCGACCTGTAACCGAACCGCTAACCGACTCGGTTTCTGAGTCATCTTCCCACCGCTTTTGGTTCAAGAACGTCATTGGGGCAGGCTCAAACCCTGAAATCCACTGCTCAGAAGCCTTTAAACGGGTCACCACGGCGTTTATTTTGTCGGTTAAGGGGTCTAGTGCTAGACGATCCCATTTCGCCTTACAGGCCGATTTAGCGACTTTGCGCTTCGATGTCGGCCAGTTGTTCCAAAATTCATCAAAACGTGATGTTGTCGGAGCATCCGACGAAATGGTATTTGTATTTCTGTTTCTGTTTCTGTTAGGGTTCGCTTTCGGTTTCAATTCGGTTTTCGATTCGCTTTTCGACGGCCTTCCCCCTCTGAGACCAAGCTGTCGATTGTTCTCGACTTGACGCAAATAACGTGTCAATTCGTCATGGCAACGACGATTAAAGTACCCTGTTTCGGTACGTTCAAAGAACTCATTCAAAACCGATTCGGTTATGTCCAAATCCAGACGGATTTTTCTGGAAACCGATTCGGTATCGAGTGGGATTTCTTTTTGGCTCATGTAGTACAAATCCAGCAGACGACGGTAAGCCAAATCCTCTGCATCCGACAGATGCACGGTGTGCGTCAAGTAGTCACCGATGTGGAATTTGTACCAAATCATCTGAGTTCTCCAAAGATGTCTGGCCGCAGAGTGGTGCGACGCACCTGCCCTTTGGTGTACCGCTCAATCGCAACGGACAACTCGGGGCTGGGCACTTCCCGCCCCGAAATCAGCAGGCTCAACCACGTCTTGCTGATGCCCAGCTTGAGCGCCATTGCCAACTTCGCCCCTCGCGGCTTAGTGTCAAAAAATTCAGTTAACGTCATGTATCTCCTTTTCGGTTGGTTTAAGCGCATCATACACCAAAAAAATGAATACGCAACGGGGTTGTATTTCCCACTTAAATTTGATAGACTCGGGTTGCGATCAGAATTGAAAGCAAAAAATGCACACAGAACATGAATTTCACGAGGCCAACCTCGAAAGAATGCAAATGCTTGAAGCTGCCCTTGAACGGGCAGAGGCAGGCGTTGCTACGGGGAGCGACTGGGACATCATCCGCTACGAATGCGGGATGCCTCAGCGCTCCAAAGTCACTATGGAAACAGTGTCAATCACTAGGAGCGAATAAATGGGATTAGTAGCGAGAGAAAGCGGCGGCGGCGGTGAGTTCACCCCAGTGCCACCGGGGATGCACCTTGCGCGGTGTTACCGCGTCATCGACCTTGGAACGCAAGAATCGGCTTACCTTGGCAAAGTCAAGGAACAGCCGAAAGTCATGCTTCAATTTGAGGTGCATGGAGAGGACGAAAAGGGCCAGCCGATAGTCACGGCCAAAGGTGAGCCAATGTCGATCAGCAAGAACTTCACGTTGTCGCTGGGCGAGATGGCAACCCTGCGCAAAGATTTGCAAACGTGGCGAGGCCGCGAGTTCACGCCCGATGAATTGCTTGGCTTTGAACTCAAAAACGTGCTTGGCGCGTGGGCGATGATCTCAGTCATCAAAGCAATCGGAGGCAATGGCAAGGAGTACACCAACATTGCCGCCATCATGTCTGTGCCTGCTGCAATCAAGAAGGCGGGGATGCCTGAAGGTCACAACGACTGCAAATTGTTCTCCATTGAAGAACTCGATATGGCTCTTTTTGAGAGCTTCAGCAACGGTTTAAAGGAGAAGATTCAGAAGTCACCTGAATGGAAAGCTCGTAACGGAGCAGAGCCATCAAGAACCCAATCCAAACCTACGGGGAGCGGGTTCGACGACATGGATGACGACATCCCTTTTTAGAGAGGCGCGTGATGCATAACCCAAAGCATTCGTTACTGATGGAAATGGTCTTGGATCATCCCGAGACCTATCCAGATGAATTTGTGCATTACATCTCTGAGAACATGAACGTCTATGATGCTTTTGAGCGTGAGGCGTTCAAGGTGATAAACCGTGGGTATACGCATTACAGCGCCAGAACCATCATTGAAGTTTTGAGGCATCACTCCAATCTCAGCGACAGCACTGAGACGTGGAAGTTGGCCGACCACCCAATGCCATACCTCAGCCGCTTGTTTGCGGCCCACCACCCTGCTCACGCAAACCTTTTTTCCTACCGTACCACCAACTTGGAAAAAGCCCAGAAACGTAACCAACCCGATTAAGGAAAAATTATGGAAAAAGAATACATATCGATCTTTGTTCACAAGTCAGAAATATCGTTTGTTTGTGAGGCCATTGAAGATCGAGCAAGAGAATTGTGTAAATCAATTTACTCCTCGGCAATTGCTCAATCAAGAACAAAAAAAATGCCTGATCTCCCAACCACCTCTCCCGAACTTGTCAAAGTTCCCGCTCGGCGCGGTCGTCCCCCTAAAAAAGTAAAAACCGATTAAGGAAATATCATGGCAACAAACACCCGCATTTACATCGTTCAGTCAACCGACGGCACTGTCCGTCTTGTCCGCGCACAGACGCCTCATCAAGCCATCAGCCACGTCTCTCACTCGCAGTTCACCGTTTACGTTCCCACGCAGGACGAACTGGTGGAAGCGGTCAGCAAAGGCGTAGTTGTAGAGGGCTACAAAGAGGCTGGGCAGTCTCAACTTGAATTAGGGGGAGCAGCATGAGCCTCAC